CCCGCATGCTTTGGATGTGTGATGCTTGGCGCCGGGCCAAGCTCGCACAGGAGGGCTATTATCCACGCCCTTTCTTGAATGGCCTCATGAACATGGGGGTCAGCCTTTCAGCACATCTGGTAGTGATTGGAGATGAGATTTTTGAAGTCAACCCACTCGGCATTATGCCATCTGGTATTCCCAGTACCACGGGCTCTAACAGCTTTATGCGCGGTTGCGCACATTCTGATGTTGTTTATGCAGCCAAGGGTCGCATTGGCAACTCCTGCTCCGTCGGAGATGACAACGTCGGTGCTGATGAGATTGGGTTCAAGGAAAGGGAGCGATTCACGCACCTCGGATTGCAGATTGATGAGTCATTGAAGCTCAGAGATTTCCACGAGGTCATTGATTTCACTTCCCACTTCTTTGACATTAACAATGACACAGCGATGTTTGGCAATACTTCGAAGCTCCTCCTTCGGCTCGCGTATTCTGACGTGCTGCACTTGACGCGAGACCAGGCAACTGGCATTCGTTTTGCAGTTCGACACACACCTGACGCGCTTGCCCTTGTCGAAGAGTACGTTGCTTATCAGAATTCAGAGTGGCTCAAGATTCCACTCACCGGTGATTACCTTGCGATGGACTTGCACACTGTGTTCTAGCCTCGCACCCGTGGGTTGGTGGTGGGTTTAGAATTATTCAAGATTTGTAACTTTTTCTTCCTGGACTCGTCCCAGGCCCATCGAGCTTGTCTCGTCTTCGAGCTTGTCTCGTTTCAACACAACCGTCACGGCTCTCATATCGCCGTACCAGCTTTTGCTGCCAATAATCCGTGGGGCTCTTCGTCTTGCCGTTCAGATTGCCCTCCCTCGCATTTCACGTTATGTCGGGACGTGGTCAGCAATCCTCGCGACCCCTGCCCATGGGAGAGGTTCGAGCCGCTGTCAACCGTTATATTCAAAACGCAGCGAGGAACCCCCAGCGTCGTCAGCGTCCCCCTGGCAACTCCGGGAATCGCAACGGGCGCAATCTCCGTGCTCGCGCGTCAGCTCTGCGGTTCAACGCCGGGTTGCAGTCAATTCCGAAAGCAGCCTTCACTCGGAGTCAGCGCTACACCCAAGGTGCCCTTCGGAACACCCAGTTTGCCCCTCGCGGCCTGGGTTATTACGACGCCTTTCTGCAAGTACCCGACTCAGCAATACTCTCCGCGGCAGTTGGGCCGGTAACGCCAGTGTCCGGAACCGGTCGCGAGACGATTCCTTCCCGCCTACCTCAGGCGTCGCAGGGGACGTTTTCGTTCAACCGTGACACGACTTCTTCCGGGCTCATTGACATCTCGCGTGATAACAGTACCATAATTTTGCTCAATCCTGGTGCTTCAGGAGACGTTGTTGGATGGATTTGCCACCCTGTGGTCTCTGCCTCAGGTGGCACCATGTCTATCACTACCACGCCTATTACAGTGCCTCAGTTTCAGGACTTTGGACCCACTGTGCAGGTTGGGCGGCGTTACAATTCCAGCAACATTGATTCCTCCCTTGATCGTGCTACTGACATTAACACCAACGCCAACATCCACAATCCTGCAGAAATGGATGGTCCTGCTGGACGCATTGAGAACATTCCTCTTCGTCTCTCTGTACAAATCAGGAACACCACTGCTGCATTGGATGTGGGTGGCATGGTTCGTGTCCTCCGCTACAACGGTGGCCTCACTCTTGTGGCTGGTGAGGACCAGGGGGTTGGAGGTGTTCCTGCGGTAGGTTCTGCCGCTACCAGTGTCACTGCGGCCATGCCCATCACCGACAGGGTTGATCTGTACCAGTATCAACTTCTCAAGGATATGATCAGGAAGGCCTCTCGCACGAGACACTTGAGTGGTAGCGAGCTGTGCGCCCCTTTCCAGACGAACAGTTATCCTGCGGACGCAGTGCGGAGCATGACTTTTGAGGCCACTCGTGACTTTGAGCTTGCCCTCCGTGAACCGTCTTACAACACTACTCTCATTCTTGTTGATGATTTTGAGTCTACGTCTGGGAAGAACAACAGCTACGAGATCACTCTTGCAGCACAACGTGCTGCGCGTTACGCTCCTGGTACACCTATGCACAGTCTTGCTCGCACTCTTCGTTCTCACCCACAGCATCATGCTGCCAAGGCTGTTGAGGAGTCCTCCAAACCTGGTGGTACTTTCCTTGACAGTGTTGGTGGTATCATCAAAGGTGGATGGGATTTGGCGATGGCTCATCCTGAGATGTTGTCATTTGGCCATTCTGCTTTGAAGGGCGCTCTTAAGATTCGTGGTGTCAACATTCCCTGACACTCTACGGCAGCCTGCTACAAATCTCGCTGGAGTTTTCACCGCTTTCTCCAGCATCGGCTAGGTTAAACCTAAATAGCTCTTCTCTGCTTGTGAATATTATGGAGCCCAGCTTGCAGATCGAGCACCTCCCCTAGCCCTACCCATCACCCCTCCCTGCGCGCCGCAGTGAGTTACGGCTTGCGGTTGCG